TGCTAATTTTTCTTCTTCAGAAGTGTGTAAGTTATCTATAACTCCACCTACTCCTTTAACTAAATCTGCGGCTCCTCCAGATAATAAATTTCCTAACATATTATTTAATTTTAATATCCTCCACCATTGTTGCTTTGTGAAGGTGTTGCGCGTTTAGACGCTAATTGTTTTGTACTTGATGTTTTAATATGAGTATATCCACCCATGTATCCTGCAACATCTTTATATTTATGCACGTGGTATCCTTCTAAGCCACGTTGTTTACCCCAGGCTAAAGCTTCGTTAACAGTTGAATATAATGGTGTATTATCGATATGAGTTAATATTGCCATATTTTATTCTTGAGATTGTTCAAAAGTTTCATAAGCATCATCTGTATCGCCTATAGGATTTTCTGTATGAAATTCTCTTAATTCTTCAAGTTCAGTTCTTTCATCATCATTTAAATTATTATCTTCTTTAACTGCTTCTCCTGCTTCTTCTGATATTAAATCTTCTAAATAATTTTTTCTATCTAATTTTCCACCTCTCTTCACCTTTAATCTTTCTGAAAATGCTTTGTCAGTAGCTTGAAATGGAGATCTATTTTTAAAATTTTTTGAAAATTCATTTGCTGATTTAAATTTAGGCATATAGTTTATTTTTTTGCGAATTTTTCTAAACCAGCTATTCCAAAGCAACCTAACACTACTAATACAAATGAATCATATACAAATTCATTTATAGCTAAGTCTCTTCCTAACCAACCAGTTAATAAATCTAATACCATCACCATACACATTATAATAAACGCTACGGCTCCTATAATAGACTTTTCATTCCAATTATTATTATCTTTAAATATTTCCATTTCCGTTGTTTGCTTCTTGTTCCCATGGAAAATCATGTGCTCCGGCTTCTTTCCACTCTCCATCTACAAGTATAGAGTCAACACCGTTTACATCAGCACGCTCATATGTATTACCATTCCACTTAATATGATCATCTTCATAAGATAATTTACCAATCTTTATATCAGTGGCATGACGCATTTCGTGATTTATGACTTGTCTCTCTTCTTTACTACCTGGCTCTATAGTATTACTTAAATATATACTACCATCCATATTGGCTTCACCCATAACTCCTTCTTCTAAATCTTTTCTAATTATAGGCGTACCAGGCACAGAAATATCATGATCTCCAGATTCTTTTTTAAATCTTAGTTTAGTTCTAACTTCTCCACTTATAGCGTATGGTTGTCTACCTGTTCCTAGTTTATATGCCATTCATTTTATTTTTACGATTATTGCTATCATTAGAAGTCTTCTCCACCTCTTTCGTGCCATTCTTTAAATGAAAGAACGTCTTTCCCTTCCCCTAAACTTTTTACATATTTTTTGTAACCTTTATTTGATTTACGTTTCGCCTTAGCATCATCAGTATAGTAATCGTCTCCAACTGCTTCTTTAAAACTACCTATTCCTTGGCTCACGCCATGAAGACCTGCTTGTAAACCAAATAAATATGTTTTATCTGAATCTGCAAGTCCTTTTTGAACATCAGCTGCTTTTCTTGACTCTACTTCTTTATTAGAGTGTTCAACTAAATTTTGATCCATTCTTGCTGTTGAAAGATCCATACCACTAGTAGCTGTTGCTTCTCTAAATGGTGATCTTTTTTTAAAGTTTTTTGTAAACTTATTTGATGATTTAAATTTCGGCATAATTATTTGTTTTTATTTTTTTAAGCTATAGGGTTTTTTGGAATACGTTGCACTGGTTCTTTTGGACCACCAAATCTTGGTTTGTTTAAATAAAACACATCTCCATTTTTATGATCTCTAGCTCTATTACCATCATCATCTCTATATGTTTTGCCTAAATCTTTTTCATCCACCGTTATTTGGTTTCCACTACCCTCGTATACTTTTATATCTTTTTTAATAGGTGATATGCCCGAGTACGAATATCCGCCCATTCTAAATGCTGATGTGTTTGGCTTAAATTTTGGCATATTATCTATCTTTATCTTTAATCATATCATCTATAGCCTTGTTGTAAACTTTATCTGTATATGATTTATTATTATAAAATATACTTCTCTCTGATGTAGGAAGATCTTCCTCACCTAAAAGTATTCTGTAAATTCTAGTTATCATTTGAGAGCATTTAAAAGAAGTCTTAAATACAGAGTACATTATCGTTGTACGATTTCTATGTCTCCAAGTTTCTATCCAACCTTCTCTTTTTAATCTCTCCCATCTATTTTTATCCCATGAATAAGTATAAACCCCATCCATAAAATCTTTTCGTGTAAATCTTCCTTTACAATCTAAATAAATTAATAATTCTAAGTCTGCGTCTTTT